AAGAGTTCTACCGTATCCTAGCTGCTGGTGATGCTAAAGCTATGAGGACGGTTCACATTCCTAAGTCAGACGTGTTTTATGTTCGTGAAGCCTTAGAGGTTAAGACTGGTGTAAGGTATACGCTAGACCATGTAGAACGTGCCATGTATCTTGAAGGTTTCTTAGACCGTAAAGATGTTCTTGATCCAGACAGGGTACGTGATGGCATTGGTTAAGTTCCTGCCCATAGTTCTACTAACGGCTTGCACGTCTGTAACTTATACTGCTTCGTGTCGTATGAACGATACCCTTTGTCAGCGTAATCAGAATGCACAAACTCTGTCTATCATCGGTGAAGATGAGGCTGCTCTGCAGCTACTTTGTGCTTATGATGATATGCTTGAGCTTCTCGGTGACAGGTGCACAGGCACAGACAACAGTAGGTGACTTGAGTAACGTAGCTACAGATGGTTCTAACATTGATAGCAACAATACTACTGAGTCTGTAACTAACAACTACAATGGTGCTGGTTCTGGTAGTCCTTCTCCTGTGATGTCAGCTATAGCCCCTACGGTAATGGGTGCTGGTGGTAACGACTCTTGTTTGATGCCTAGAAGCACAGGCATACAGGTTACGGTGTTAGGTCTAAGCTCTGGTAGTGCAGTCCAGGATGAAGCTTGTAACAGACGTAAAGATGCCCGGTTGTTAGGCACACCGCAGACACTAGGTGGTTTAGGCTTACAAGTATCAGCTATCTCTGTCTTGTGCTCTTCACCTGAAGTCTTCAAAGCTATGATGTTAGCTAACACTCCCTGCCCTATCATGTCTGTATCGACTGGTAAGCTTCTCATGGGTAAGGATGCAGTAAGGAAGTATCGTGAGAAGCCTGATGTCTATGTTGTAGGATACAAGCAAGACAAAGAGTTTTGGGATGCGCTGTTGCGTATAGGGGAGGAACTAGAGGATGAAACTACTGCATCGCAGTCTACTGAGCAGCGCTTGTCTCTTTCTGAGCGTTTCCGTAGCTCACTCAAACGAGGGGCTAGAAAAGATTGATGCTCTGATTAACAGCATTAATGTTATCAACGATAAGCTGACTGCATCCATTACCCTTAGCACTGGTGCAGTAGGTTATGCTGAAGTAGGTGGTGTCATTGAAGATGGTGTCATGAATGATGCCCTTATCTCCGAGGCTATGCTTCAAGCTTACCTCAATGCTCTAGATGATGTACAGAACCACGACTACGCTATTGCACAGACTGCACAGCAACTCTTCACGCAAGAACACGCTGCAGCTATGTATAACCTGAGCCTTAGCGTTGATGCTCTGACTGATGCTACCTCTGCCCTTATGATGGCTACCTCCGTTGCTGCTGTAGCTGCAGAGGCTGACACTAAGCCGGAACAGGTAGCACTGCAGGAGATGCTAGCTACAGATGAGTTCAGCATCCAGGCTGAAGAAGTAGATGCGTATAACGAAGCTGTAGCTGCTGTAGAAGACTATGCTCAGCAAGCAGGTGCCTTCTTGGCTGCAGCTAACAACACCGAGCTTACTGCAAGCATTGACAACTATGCATCGCAGGGTGGCTTCCTCGTAGGTAACTACACGGCTATCCAGTATACGCAGAACGCTGATGAGTTTGTGATCACTTGGGCTGACGATGGTTATGCTTCTGGTTGGTCTGGGTACCTGCAGGATGACATGAAGTCTGCACAAGATGTTTATGGTGCAGGTGAGTATATCATCCAGTATGGTGCACCTGTGGAGAGAATGTAAGTATGGATATGGAGTTTAGCCTTGGTGGTTATAACATCAAGGGTTGGATGGTAGCGGTAGCTCTTCCTGTATTGTCTGGTATCAGTGGGGGTATCTACTTTGCGTATGATGCCCTTAACCGCTTCTACGATGTAGAGGGCAGTGTCGAGTCTATCCTTGGTGTTGAGTCTCGTGTGCAATCTCTAGAGCAAACCATTGGTGATAACGATGTGCGTGGCTTGAACACCAAGCTATCTCAGATTAGCACTCAGATGGCTACGATCCTGGAGCAGCAGAAGATACTGCTTGACTTACGTAGCAAAATCGACAAAGCTACTACCATCACTGATGGACTTGGTGATAGACTAGATAAGTATGACACTGAGATCAATGACATCTGGAAGGCTTACGACTCTCTTGTGGAGAACCCCCTAAAATGAGCAAGTTTATACAAGAGAACTCTAGCTGGGCAAAAGCTGATCTTGATGGTGACGGTGAAGTCACACAGGAAGAGATCGACTTGTATGAACGCAAGGTAAGGTTCGAGAATGAAGATAAGAAAGAGGATGCCCAGCGCAATATGGCTTGGTTTGCTCTTTTTGGTATGCTGCTATATCCTTTCGCTGTACTTCTTAGTAACCTTCTTGGCCTTACTACTGCAGCAAACGTTCTCGGTGATATGGCTCCTACTTACTTTGTTTCAGTCGCCGCTATCGTAGCAGCCTTCTATGGTAAAGAAGCTTACATCAAGCAGAAGAGCAAGAAGGACAAAGACGATGAGTAAAGACCCTCGGCTTACTCGTATCGGTGTAGACGGTTACAACAAGCCTAAGCGGACGCCTGATCACCCTACTAAGTCTCACGTAGTTGTGGCTAAAGAGGGTGACAAGGTTAAGACTATCCGGTTCGGTCAGCAAGGTGTTACGGGTGATAAGCAGCCTACTAAGCGTCAAGCAGCCTTCAAGGCACGACATGCTGAGAACATTGCTAAAGGCAAGATGAGTGCAGCATACTGGGCAGATAAGGTGAAATGGTAATACTTAGATGTGGAGTTTCTTCTTAGCTCTAAGCTACCATCTAGGTTCCGGCAACTATGTCTTAAACTCTGTACACCCACATGTACGTTATACTACAGAGTCAGGCTACATAGCAGGCGCATACTACAACAGTGAGAGTAATATCTCTTTGTATTATGGTAAGCAGTATGGTAATCTAGAACTAGCACTTGTAACAGGTTATGCTGATATTCCTGTGCTACCTTACGCCAGATACAAGTATGACGGCTTCTTTGTAGCACCTGCTGTATATGAAGACAAAGGTATAGGTGCTGTATTAGGCTATGAGATAGGATTTTAACTTATGGGCTTCTTAGGTATCGTAATCGCATGTGCTTCGACTGACATCGCTAGCTGTGGTATCACTTCAAGTTCTTTCTTGTTCCCTGATCTTGAGATGTGTGAGTATCAAGCTGACAACATTGCTAAGTCATATTCTACAAATGGCATGTATGCATTCTGGCATTGTGCTCAAGTTGACGAAGAAGAACAAGGGGAGATGCTGTAATGGCTAAAGTGCCTATGTTTAAACCCTGCAAGGGTTGCCCTACACCTGCTGCCTGCAAAAAGGCTGGCAAGTGTCTAGCTAAAGGTAAGAAGTGATGCCTCTAACTAAGAAGGGTCAGAAGATCAAAGAAGCAATGAAGAAAGAGTATGGCTCTAAGAAGGGCGAAGCTATCTTCTATGCAGCAGAAAACAAAGGTAGCATCAAAGGTGTTACCAAGAAGAAAGCTAAGAAGAAATGACACTGGTATCGCAGGGCAAGAATGCACGGACTCGTAGCTACTGGGCTGATGTAAAGCTTGATAGCACTCTGTATGATCTCTACACTTGCCCTGCTAACTGCCGTGCTGAAGTGTCTATGCTTCACGTAGTTAATGCTGACGGCAACACTAGTGTGTATCTGTATTGGGATATTCCTGCCGAGAATGTTCCACCTGCACTGCAGGCTACTTACCCGACAGGCTACAAGTCTAACATCATCGGTGGTAAGAACATGGCGTCTGGTGAATACGTATTGCTTACTGGTGCAGTTCTTGTGCTTCAACCTGGTGACAAGATTCAAGTTAAGTCTGTAGGTGCCAACCCTCCTCACGTAGATGCTCTGTGCACTGTGACTGAGACGTTTGTTCCTGTAGGCTAAGCATAGCGGGTATGCTATAATGTAACTGGTAGGTCATAAGCTCTTACGTATAACTATGTGTGCTGCAATGCAGCGTAGCATATAGGAGATACAAATGCTTAAGACCTTCTTTAACAAACTCATGAAGATGCAAGAACAACGTGCTGCTTACTTCGTTCTTCAGACTATGACTGATAAGCAGCTTAAAGACATTGGCGTTACTCGTGGTGAGCTTCGTCAAGTAGTAAAAGGAAAGTGACTATGGCACGTAACCTGACAGAGAATCAACAGAAGTTCCTTGAAGTTCTCTTTGATGAGGCTGGGGGCGATGTTGTGCTTGCTAAGAAGCTGGCAGGTTACAGTGAGAACACTCCGACACGGCTTATCGTTGAAGCTCTTAAGGATGAGATCGCAGATGCGACCCGCACCTACTTTGCACGTATTGCACCTAAAGCTGCTATGGCTATGACTGGTGCTCTTTCTGATCCGACTGAGCTTGGCATCAAAGAGAAGATGACTGCAGCAAAAGACTTGCTTGATCGTGCAGGACTTGGTAAAGTAGAGAAGATGGAAGTTTCTGGTTCTGGCGGTATCTTCTACCTCCCTCCTAAAGAAGGCAACAACGAGTAAGCTGTGGCAGGATACGACTACGATAGAGACTTAGGATTCTGGGAACTACCCAAGCCTAAGAAGGGTAAGGAAAGAGAGTGGCACGTTATAGCTAGAGTTTCAAAGCTAGCTGTTCCTTTTGGCTACCGCATCCACCCTGACAATGACAAACTCTATGAACCTATCCCTGATGAGCTTGAAGCGTTAGAACTAGCGAAACAACACTTAAGACAATACAGCTACAAGAATGTTGCTGCTTGGTTGACTAAACAAACAGGTAGACAGATAACAGAAGCTGGATTAAGGAAAAGAGTAGAAGTTGAGCGAAGACGTAAGAAAGCATCTGCTATTAAACGCAGACTCGCCAAGCGGCTCGAAGAAACCCTTGCGGAAATCGAGAAGCTCGAAAAAGGCGGGGTCGGGGCATACTCGGAAGTCCAACCAGAAGAGTGAGCAAGTAGAAACTGTCGCTACTCCCACAGTTCCTGCTCAAGCGATGGCTGCTGAGTTTAACGTGGAAGAAGCACAGGACATTGTGTTCAAACCAAACCCCGGCCCCCAGACGCAGTTCTTATCTGCATCGGAAAGGGAAGTGTTGTATGGTGGTGCAGCAGGTGGTGGTAAATCCTACGCTATGCTTGCAGACCCTCTTCATGGTTTGAACAACCCTAACTTCTCTGGGTTGCTTGTGCGTCACACTACGGAGGAACTACGTGAACTGATCCAGAAGAGCCAAGAGTTATACCCTCGTGCTATTCCTGGTATCAAGTGGTCAGAACGTAAGTCCTCATGGATTACACCTCGTGGTGGTCGCTTGTGGATGTCCTACCTAGATAAGGATATGGACGTTACACGATACCAAGGTCAGGCGTTTAACTGGATTGGCTTTGACGAACTTACGCAGTGGCCTACACCTTTTGCTTGGGACTACATGCGTTCACGTCTACGTAGTGCACATAGTAGCGAGTTAGGTTTGTATATGAGGGCTACCACTAACCCTGGTGGCGCTGGGCATTCTTGGGTCAAGAAGACATTCATTGATCCTGCTCGTTGGGGAGAAGCCTTCTGGGCTACTAACATTGAGACGGGCGAGACTATTACGTTTCCTGCAGGTCATAGTAAAGCAGGGCAACCCCTGTTCAAACGTCGTTTCATTCCGGCAAGTCTTTTTGACAACCCTTACTTGGCTGAGACTGGTGAGTATGAAGCTATGCTTCTCTCCCTGCCTGAGCACCAAAGGAAACAACTACTTGAAGGTAACTGGGATACCAACGAAGGTGCGGCATTCCCTGAGTTTAAACGTAGCATCCACGTTATCGAACCGTTTGAAATCCCATCCTCATGGATGAAGTTTAGGGCTTGTGACTATGGATATGGTAGCTATACTGGTGTCGTGTGGTTTGCCGTTGCACCCGACGAACAACTTATCGTTTACCGTGAACTATATTGCTCTAAGGTCACAGCAACCGATCTCGCTGATCTTATCCTTGAAGCAGAAGCTAAAGATGGTGGCATAAGGTATGGGGTGCTTGACTCCTCGCTGTGGCATAAACGTGGTGACACTGGACCTAGCCTAGCTGAGCAGATGAACATGAAGGGTTGCCGCTGGCGTCCGTCTGACCGTTCAAGAGGCTCTCGTGTAGCAGGTAAGAACGAGTTGCATCGTAGGTTACAGATTGATGAGTTCACTGAGAAGCCTCGCCTTGTATTCTTCTCTACGTGCACAAACGTCTTAGCTCAGTTACCTACTATTCCACTGGATCGTAAGAACCCTGAAGACGTAGACACGAATGCTGAAGACCACCTGTATGACGCAATCCGTTATGGCGTAATGACTAGACCCCGTAGCTCCCTCTGGGACTTTAACCCTGCAACTCAACGGACAGGCTTCCAAGCCTCAGACCCCACCTTCGGGTATTAAGGAAATAGAATATGGCAGACATGGACGAAACACCGTTTGAAACGGATGAAGTGGTTGCAGCAGAGAAGCCTGATGATAAAATCATCTCTTCAGCTTCCTCTATTGTATCTTTCGTTGAGGGTCGTTTCAAGCGTTCAGAAGACGCACGACGTGGTGACGAAGAACGTTGGATGAAAGCATACCGCAACTATCGTGGTATCTACGGTCCTGATGTGAAGTTCACGGATACGGAAAAGTCTCGTGTGTTCATCAAGGTTACTAAGACTAAGACACTGGCAGCATATGGTCAGATCGTAGACGTGCTCTTCGGTAACAACAAGTTCCCTCTGTCTGTTGAGCCTTCTGTCCTGCCTGATGGTATCTCTGCAGCCGTTCACATGAACATTGATCCTAATGTATATACGGCTACGGATGCGCTTAAGACTGCCTTCCAAGACGAACCCGCTAAGCCATACCTCATTGGTCCTGACACTAAGCTCAAGCCCGGTGAAACTCTCCGTGATCTGCAGACACGTCTTGGCCCTCTAAAGAATAAGCTTGCTCCTGTGTCTGAGAAGCTGATTGAAGGTGAAGGCACTGGTCCTACCACTGTCACGTTCCATCCTGCTATGATTGCAGCTAAGAAGATGGAGAAGAAGATTCACGATCAGCTTATGGAGTCGGGTGCGTCTACTCACCTCCGTAGCATGGCATTCGAGATGGCACTTCTTGGCACTGGCGTCATGAAGGGTCCGTTTGCTGTAGATAAAGAGTATCCCAACTGGAATGAAGCAGGTGAGTATGACCCTCTGATCAAGACTGTTCCTAAGACGGAGCATGTTTCTGTATGGGACTTCTACCCTGATCCTGAAGCTCGTAGCATGGAAGAAGTAGAGTATGTTGTGCAGCGTCACAAGGTATCTCGCACTGAGCTTCGTGCACTGCGTAATCGTCCTTACTTCATCAAAGAGGCTATCCAGACTGCTGTAGACATGGGGCCTGACTATGTTCTCAAGCACTGGGAACAGAAGATGGAAGATGATGACTCGCTTCCTAGTGCATCTGAACGTTGGGAAGTGCTGGAGTTCTGGGGCTTCGTTGATGCTGATGTTATCAAAGAGCATGGCGTTAAGGTGCCTTCTGCACTCAAGGACGTAGACCAGATCAACTGCAACATCTGGGTCTGCAACGGCCAAGTTCTTCGTGTTGTGCTTAACCCGTTCAAGCCTGCACGTATCCCCTACTACGCTGTTCCTTACGAGCACAACCCCTACAGCTTCTTCGGTGTAGGCATCGCAGAGAACATGGATGATACGCAGTCGCTTATGAACGGCTTCATGCGTATGGCTATTGATAACGCTGCACTGTCTGGCAACCTCATCATTGAAGTAGATGAGACTAACCTTGTTCCCGGTCAAGACCTTTCTGTGTATCCCGGCAAGGTGTTCCGTCGTCAAGGTGGTGCTCCAGGTCAGGCTATCTTCGGCACTAAGTTCCCTAACGTCGCACAAGAGAACCTGCAACTCTTTGATAAGGCTCGTGTCCTTGCAGATGAAAGCACTGGCTTCCCTAGCTTTGCTCATGGTCAGACTGGCGTTCAGGGTGTAGGACGTACCGCTTCTGGTATCTCTATGCTTATGTCGGCAGCTAATGGTTCCATCCGTAGTGTCGTTAAGAACGTAGACGACTACCTGCTTCGCCCTATCGGCAATGCATTCTTTGCCTTCAACATGCAGTTCGACTTTGACCCTGACATTCGTGGTGACTTGGAAGTCCATGCATCTGGCACGGAAAGCCTCATGGCTAATGAAGTGCGGTCTCAGCGTCTCATGCAATTCCTTTCAGTTGCACAGAACCCGACGCTTGCACCCTTTGCTAAAATGGATTATATTATCCGTGAGATTGCAAAGAGCATGGACCTTGATCCTGATAAGGTTACTAACTCTATGCAGGATGCTGCCATCCAAGCAGAAATCCTCAAGGGCTTCCAGCAGCCCGCAGCGGCTCCTACAGGCGCACCTCAGGGTCAGGGTATGCAACCCCCTAGCCCAGCGCAACAAGGCGCTCCAGCGGCCCCTGCAGGCGCTCAGGTGATGGATACCTCTGGTGGTGGCGGTGGTCAGATCGGCGTTGGTATGGCACCAGCACCAGGTGAGCAAGGATTCACAGGTAATGTCGCTTAAAGCAATGGTGAACAATAGGGACGCATGGGATGAACTCTGTGCGTTCCTTGATGACAAGATTAAAGCTGCACAAAACAGCATGGAGACTCAGAGTGAGCCTGTTGCTATCTACCGTTTGCAAGGGCAGGTTCTGGCGTTACGTAGGCTAAAGTATATGAGGGATGAACTCAATGGATGAAGAACAGCAGATGAACGCCATGATGGGCGCAGAACGTGTAGACCCTGTGTCTGGCAATGAAGTCCCTCCTGGTGCCATGCCTGAAGAGGTTCGTGATGACGTTCCTGCTATGCTCAGTGAAGGCGAGTATGTAGTCCCTGCTGATGTGCTTCGTTACTACGGTGTCCGTTTCTTTGAAGAGCTTCGTGAGAAAGCTAAGCAAGAGATGGGTCACATGGAAGCAGAGGGTCGTACTGGTAAAGAGATGGATGCTGATGAAGCTATGCCGTTTAGCATGGAGGAGCTTAACGTCGTAGAAGAGCCTGATATGCCTATGGAAGAAGGTATGAACAAAGGTGGCTACGTTAAAGGGTATGCTGAAGGTGGTGTTGTTATTGACCCTTCCGTTGGCAATATGGTTCTACCTGACTTCCTCGAAGGTGTATCCATCGCAGGTAAAACCTCGCAGGAGTATAAGACATACAAGAATGATGCTGGACTGACTATGACTGTCCGCTTCGTGAATGGTAAGCCTACTGCGTATATTCCTCCGGGCTACACGGAAGTGTCTGCTACAGATACGGTTAAAGCTACGGATACTACTACTACTGAAACTAAGGTAGAAGAACAAAAAGGTAGCGGCGGTGAGTTTAGCAAGGATGCGGATACTGGTCCTTCTATCTCAGAGATGACAGGCGGGCAGCTAGCGCAGGCGCAAAAAGATTTGGATGCTAATAAAGCTCTTATGGGTAAAGTCCCTGGTGTGATTGGTCTCCTTGGTAAAGTCCTGAATAACATTGAGCAGAAGCAGATTGATAAACGTGCAGATGCACTCGGACTAGAGCCACAGAAAGCGGTAACCGTTACAGCTACCTCTGGGCCTACCGCAGGTAAGTCCCGTTCTCTTATGGCTGGACCCTCCTATGCAACACAAGACTTAGCTGGCATCAAAACAGCAGCAGCTATGACTGATGCACAAAAGGCCGCAGGGCAAGCTTATGCAGACAAAGGCGATGCTCGTGATACCTCTTGGGGTGGCGGATATGGTGCTGGCGGTGGTGAAGTTGCTGAAGCGTCTGATGTATCTCATGATGCTGCATCTGCATCGGCAGCATCTGCTGCAGCAGGATGGGGTGGTGGAGCACGAGGTGGCCGAGCAACGGGCGGTCTCGTAACCAAACGCACCTACAAAAAGAAGAAGTAACTACACTATACTAAACAACTATAAGGCTACCCAGCAATAACGCTGGCCCCAACATAAAGGAGACAACATGTCGGAAGTAGCAACTGAAGCCGTTGATTCGGCAGCACATCTTCGTATTCAGGCTCGTGTTAAGCGTGATGAAGAAGAACTAGCAGCACTTATGAAGCAGCAATCTGGTGAGCAAGAAGAAGAGCCAGAGGCTGAAGCACAAGAGGAAGAGGCTAAGGAAGCTACTCCTGAACCTGTTGAAACCAAAGAGGAGCCAGCGTTAAGCAAGGAAGAAGAGACGTTCAAGAAACGTTACGGCGATCTGCGTCGTCACCTCCAAGAGAAAGAGGATGAGTGGAAGCAGCGTTTCGAAACTCTTGAAAGTCAACTCAACAAAGCAGCCAAGAATGAGTTGGTGCTTCCTAAGTCACAAGATGAGATTGATGCTTGGGCTAAGAAGTATCCTGATGTAGCTGCTATCGTTGAGGCTATTGCAGACAAGAAGGCACAGGAACGTTCTGCTGACATTGACAGCCGCCTACGTGAGATTGAACAGCTTCGTGCTAATGCTACACGTGAACGTGCAGAGGCAGAACTCCTGCGTCTCCACCCTGACTTCATTGACATTCGTAACGATGATGCATTCCACAACTGGGCAGAAGAACAGCCTAAGTGGGTGCAAGATGCTCTCTACGAGAATGCAGAAGATGCTAAGGCTGTAGCCCGTGTGCTTGATCTCTACAAGATCGACAAGGGTATCACTAAGAAGCCCAGCGCCTCTGCTTCTGACAAGGATGCTGCAGCTTCAGTTAAGGCTCGCAATCAAGTTACACCGACTAAAGATGATACCAAGAAGACTTACTCTGAGTCTATGGTGTATAAGATGTCGGAGAAGGAATACGAGAAGAACCAAGATGCTATCATGGAAGCAATGCGTAACGGTTCTTTCGTATATGACATGACTAGAAAATAAGGCTTGACACACGTTCTAGTATATGTATAACTTATAGCATACACGTCACAATCTTAAATACGTGTATGCTTCCGAGGTAGGGCTGCAGCTTCGGCTCCTCCTACCTCACCAAGCACACTAGCCACTGAAAGAACTACCCAACAGAGTAAAGGCCCATTGCACAACAGGACGGCCATCCTAGATGCAGTGATACCCTTGAAATAGCTTGGCCTCTTATGTGGATATGATGTTGCACTTCACCCTGTAAACCAACACGTCATATCACAAGGAGATTCTACTATGGCGTTTGCAAAGGAAACTGGCTGGGGCAACTTGCCGAATGGCAACTTCTCCCCGGTTATCTACTCGAAGCAGGCACAGATTGCCTTCCGTAAGGCTGC